CATTGATCCCATAGATTGAATTTGCCTCCATGTGAGAATCGACAATGCAAGGTTTACCGTTGAATTGAAGGACACCTTTGAAGCCTAAAGAGGCCATTTCGGGGGACTCAATTCTTTGGTGGGGTTGGTAAAGGCTCCATAATTCGTCATAGATATTTTGTTTCATATAGAAGGCTGATGGGGAATCATCTCCTTCCGTCAATGCGCCTTCCAGGGTTTGGAGCAGGGGAAGAGAAAGGGGGCGGTTTGTTCCCGAATTGGTCTTAACTACGCTGACCCAATCAGCGAAATCTGCCACCGCTATTCCCGCATAAGTTGAGGTGGTGGAGATTACCGCCTGGAGGCCGGTTAATTGTTTGGTGGTCAAGGCCCCGGTCAGCGCATCCCCCGCCGAAAACAAGCCAAGCCCCAAAACATCTTTGATGTTTTTTTCAGCGATCTGCATTTTTGTGGCAATCAAGTTCAATTTAGCGGCATCGCCGGAATTAATAAGCATGGATTTACGCCCGATTCGAATGGGTTCGTAAATTTGTTTCCAGCCGATAACTCCTGCGGTGGTGTTATCTGTCGGGTCGTTATCAAGGTTATCGTACTCATCATAGTATTTATCCGCCGGGGTTCCGGGTTTGCTATTGATAACAGGAATCATGATTTCATGTCCACCGTCTTTCAATTTCTTCCGTCCGGGGCGGTTTAATCGTGCCAAAACGGCGTTGGATTTGAAAACCCCATCAGCGGCCTTTTTAAGAAAAGTTCGCTCTGTGAGGGCAGTTATTTGTGTAAAAGTTAAGGCCATTTTTATCTCTCCTTGATTAAAATTTTATCCTGCGCTAATTCTTCCGGCCAAAATGTCATTTACGACATCATCCCAAGATCCGGTCAATGGATCTTTTTGCGGCCCTTTCTTTCCTTGAAATTTCCCCCCTCGGTTGACGGTGGGAGTGTTGACCAATCGAACATGGTCACGGGTTCGCCCGGTCTTATTCATAGAAGCGTACCTTCTGGAAATATCGCTCCCATAAACCGAATAAACCGCCTGTTCGATGGTGTCCGCCCCGGTCTTGATCCAAGCTTGTTGGACTTTTCCCCAATCGATTTTAAGCCCCAATTGCTTTAACTGTGGGGCAAGCTTCGCTTGGGTCTGACTGAGTTCCTTATGATAATCTGATCTGATTTGAGCATCGGTTTGGGCCTGGGAATTGGTTTGGTTCCCCTTTTCCAATCGCTCCAGCCTCGCTTCGAGTTCCTGCGCCCTTCTGTTGGCGGCCGCAAGTTGATTATTGATGATGGGGTTTTTGAATTGCTTTCCGACATTCTGGAAAGTTTCCTGGACGGCATCCCAGAGTTCCGGTTGCTCATCCTTGAGCAAATCCATGGCGTAGTTCCATTGGTCAAGACTCGCAAGTTTCTCATCGAATTGCTTGTAGTGATTGTCCAATTTCCCTACGGTGTCCTGGAGGTCTTTCAAGGATTTATCCTGGAAGGCCTCAAATTCCTTTTTGGTCCGGGAGAGTTCTTGGGTTTTCCGAGTGTAATCCTCTAATCTGAGTTCACCCTTAGTTTTTGCCGCCGGCGGTAGGTCCTCGCCTTCTTCTCCTTCTTCCTCCTCATCCTCAATGCCCTCTTCATCTTCTCCAGATGCTTGAGTGTCGGTGTCTCCTTCATCTCCCTCTCCAGCGAGTTCTTTCATGATCTCGTCTGCTTCTAAAGCGTGGTCAATTTCCCTTTTCTTAACATTTTTTGAAGCTGGTTTTCCCTTGGACTGGACGTTGCCTTGGTCCGGGTTTTCCGCCAAAATTTGCTCATATTCCGCTGGGTCGATACCCATGGATTCCAGCATCGAAGCGGATGCCGGCTCTCCATCGCCCGGAAGTTCGCCTCCTACTGAAGATTCACCCGCTAAGGCGGAGGCCTCGGCGGCGTCGATGTAGGGTGCGAATAAGGGGTACTGATTACGCAAAAACATAAAAATTTTCTCCTAAATTCTTCCGGATTATTCCCTAAAGAGTTCCGGCCTCTATAACGGGTTGATCCATTGGATTCCCAGAGGATGAATTAATATTTTTAACATTTCCGTTTTGTTCTTCGTGAATCCTCATAAGGATGGTTTTCAATTGCTGGTTTTCCCCAGCCAATTGCTGGATAAGCATTTTTTGCTGATCCATTTGGTCCAGCCTTTCTAAAACTTTATTTTTATAAGGTAGGTCGGTGACTTCAAAAAAGGTTCTGGCATCAATGCCGCCTTTTTCAAAAATCCCCATGTAAATAGTGTAGATGGTTTCTTTGTCGATTCCTGCCGTTGATCCGGGGACGATCATAACGTCATAGCGGAAATCCCTAAACTCGGAGGGATTGAAAACGATATATTTAAGTTTTCCGTAGTCATCCCAAAGGCGGAGCTTTCTTTCCGTTGACCAAAATTTTATGATCCTGGAAGCTTTTAGTCTCCCCAGCCGTAGGATTGAATAGGATTCCATCATTCTGGTTTTGAGGCGGATTCTTCCTATTGATTGCTCTCGGAGTTCCCTTATTGCGGCGGCGGCGGTTATCCCCGCTGGTCGCTTTCCGGAAGTCGCTTCCTGGACTCCCGAAATGTCCCTCATCGCTTCCCGGTCCCTGAACATTCGTTGCTCAAGCTGATTGGAAACTTGACCGGGTTCTAACCGTTCGACGGTGGTTCCCTGCTTTTTCGTGATGACAATTCCTTCATCGTTGGTAAGGGTAGAATTGAGCACCCCGGAAGTATCGTCCTTGATCCATCCGGAATTTGAAACTTTCTTCAGCCCCTTGTACTCAGAATAATCCATTTCATTGTAGGATTTTTGGGAGCTAATTATATTACGGACCTCCCCAATTCCATAAATCTGGTCACAATTTTTATAACAGTAGTACGGGACGAGGGAGAAGATCCCATCGTCCACCGGCATATCGCCATCATAGAGGATTTGATGGTCAACCCTCATAATGAGTCTCATATTATTTTTGTACTTGGGTTTTTCGCCCTTGGGATTCAATTTCTGAAGCTCTAAATGGGATTCAATATGGTCGTCAATAATCCGGAAGATTAAACCCACTTCCTCTACAATTCCCGGATCAATTTGAGGCCCCATGGGTTGGGGCATTTGAGGATTCATCCCCTCAATCATGGCAGGATTCATAGCGGGTTGAGGCGGGACCATTTCTAAAATGGCGGTGGGGTCTTTCATTAACTCATTATATTGCTCATCGGGAATCATCCCCGGACTGATTCCAAATTTCTCCAGGAGGACTTGCTGTTTTAGCGTTTCGTGTGCTTCCATATGGGCGGTATGGTTTTCATATTTGTGAACGTCGGGGTTCTCTCCAGCAATGAGCTGTTTCGTCTCTTCAGCAATTTCAAGAGTAGTGTCTTCTTCTTCGATCGGTACCGTTGAATAATCTTTCCTTTGGATTTCATGGAGTACCGTGAATCCTTCCCCGGCGTACTTACTAATCTCGTTCCCTGACCTTCCGCCTGGGTTCCAGTGTTCAGTTGATAATCCCTCGGACATTCCATGTCCAAATAGGCTTTGATCGAAGCTGACCATGCCAATTTCTTGGTCTGGAAATTTTCTTTGCAGCTCTTCTTTCCTCATCGGGAAAAGGAGGTGGACGGCCCGCCCCTTATCCAAATCCCCGCAAGACGGATCACAAAAAACTTGCCGCCAATGAAGGCTTTCTATTGTGATATTCCCCTCTCCATTATCCAGGTCCGGATCATAGTCAATGTACTGCCAGCCTGTTCCGGTGATCAAAGCTTGGCGCATTTCCTGAGCGAGTTTGATTTCAAAATTTTGATTATTATCAACCCATTTTGAGCATTCGGAGAGGATCTTCGCTTTCTGCTCGTCGGATTGGTCGCCTGATCCTTCTTCATATGGGACACAATCGGAAGCTGGGCGGGAGTCGGTTAGGATGGGAACTTCGGATTCAATAATAGAGAAAACAAAATTTTTCACCGGTCGGGATTTGGCAATCTTCCACTGATCCCCATCGTAAAAATCTTGTTCCTCTTCCCATTGGGGTTCAAACTGTTTCCGATACTCGGCGAACTCCCTAAACTCTTCATCCAAAAGTTTGTTGAGGTCTTCTTCGTTTTGGACATCAGAAAAAGACGAAGCATTGCCCTTTTCGCTCTTGTCGACAAAATTGTTATCTTCACTTAAAATTCCAGACATAAGGAAATGATGAACTAAGCTCGGATTTTACGCAATGAACTTATAATGGGGTTTTTATGTCAAGATATAGGCTTTTTTACTATAAATTTGAGGACGGAACCGAAGCAATGCTAAGGAAAGAAGAGGCGGAAGAATTTGCGAAAAACAACGGGAAGGTAATCCAGTTCGATGCTTCCAAAAGACCCCAGTTTAAAAAAATGATCGACGATGGATTTAAGCCCGGGTGGAATTATGGGGCGGGAAAATATTTTGGTGGGCCCCGTGAAAAGGCAAAATATTTGGCCAAACATGGGATGGAAGAAATGGGGAGGGAGAAACCTGAGCTAAAGGGTCCGGTAACAAATGCCTTCGATCATGAGACAATTGAGGAAATTATCAGAAATACCGATGCAAAAATCGACGGGGTTATGATCGACCATTTGGTTAAAAATGGCCCTAGCTTGGATTTTCAGGAAGCTCCGGAGGATTTGGAAAATGTTCCGGCCGGGGGGTATGTTTCGGAGTATGAGAATATATAGGAGTTTCAGGTTCGTACTTCGCTTTTAATTTATCAAAATCCTCCATCCATCTATTAGAAAGGGATTCCCATTGTTGTTTAATCCAAATTGAATCTTCTAATTCCTTTTCCAGGAAGGCGATCCTGTCTCTAAGATTTTTCATTTCTATATTTGTTTCCCAATCCCCTAATGACATAAACTACCTATATCCTCTATTATATGTATTTTCTTTCCAGCATTCCATCCTTCAAATACTCAAAGCAATGTATCTGGTCTATTTTTACCCATTCCTCAATATCATTTGACCAAAATTCAAACCAGGCAATGGCCTTCTTTTCTTTTTCAATAAGAAGATAATCTTGGATTGTTCTTATGATCCCCACGTTTCCCGACCTTCCATCTTTAAGATAAATCTTATCTCCCAATTCTATCGGGCAATGACCTGTGAATAAAACGTGGTCCATAAGCTGATTCCTCAAATAAAATTATTATCTTCCTTCCCTTCCATCTTCCTCTTCGGATCATTCCCCGGAACGTAGGCCTCATATTCTTTTCCCTTACTCCCATCCTTGATTACCGGGTCAACATATCCGCCTTTTTCTTCGGCCATGTCTCCCTCATATTGAGGAGGGTGGGTATATTTTGGCGAGGCCTTAAGCCTTGCCTGCAAATCTTTGTATGCTACCGTTTCGGTAAATTCTCTTGAAATTGGCCCAACTTTGGCCTCACTTTGGCCTAACTTTTCGACCTCCTCATGCGCCCGGATATGACCGGAAAATATATCGTCAATGCTGGGTTCTTCCGGTTCTGTAACCTTCTCCTTCAGCCGCCAAACAACAAAAATAAGAAAAGCATTAAGAAAAAGGTGGGCGATAATCATCAAATTAAAAAACGGACTCGGACTCAGAACCATCGAAAGCTGATTCATAGGACTCCTTCTCGGTATTATTTTTTAACCACTCCATTTTTTCCTGGAGGTTTGTAAATCTTTTTGGTCTTGCCTTGGGGACTTCCGCCTCGTAAACGTCAAATGGAACCTGCTTTACAGCTTGCAAAGCGATCATCGCCGCCACCACACGATCTTTTCCATTTAACTTTATGTCCCCGTCTTCTTCGACAAAAAGAGTAAGCATTTCCTTCAGCAAATCAATATCATAAATTTTTAATTGATTGTCCCGGTACGCCCCGACAAAATCGTCCAGCATTTTCATTTTACTTTTTACGTTGGTTTGCCAGCCTAGTTTTTCGGTGTATTCATCTCCTCTTTCCTCCTGAACCTGGCGGGTATAAATGTTAGAATAATCAGCTTTAATAGTCGCAATAACTGTGTGCCCGTGGTTGTTGATTTCTGGGGCAAGCAAAGCCCCTTCATAGTATCTTCCACATTTGAGTAATTCTTTCCCAAAAAGGTCAGGGGCGATATGGTCAAAATAGGAAGCGAAGAAATCCAGTCCCCTGTCGATAACCGCCATTGTGGAGTAGTCTCCAGAAGCCAGACCTTCCGCCACATCCGCCCCAATGGCATATATTCCGCCCGGTTTTGGGGTTTGGTAAATTTTATAGGGTCCATCATCTCTTTCATAAAACCTCCCTGAGCTGTCAAGTGTACCCCGTTTGTACTCCTTTCCCTCTAAACTTTTGATATGTTCTAGCACTATTTGGGCCTGGAATACCGGCCGCCCGGCCATGATAAAAGCGCACTCAGGGGAATGGGGATACTCTTGGTCCCATTGGTCTTTCGGGTCTAAAGTAGCACTCCCCATTTCATTTTCTATTTTATATCGCCTAAACGCTAACTTTCGCTCAGTAATTTCCGGGTAGAGCTTTTGAAGCTCTATTTCGTCCTTTTTCAGCGAAAAATTATCATCCGGTTCCATCTCATATTCCGGATTCCAAAACCAAGGGAAAAAGACCGGGAAAAACCCCGCCCCATCTTGCTTTTCCCTCCTGGTTGCCTTCTGCCATCTTTCATAGAATTCTTGGCCTTTTCCCGCCATTCCATTTGCTGTTGATTCGATGAAAATGGCGGTCCCTGGTTTCGCCGGGACCGAGTTAAAAAGACCACTCACCACCTCACCCGCCCGAGGCCAAAAGGCGAATTCTGAGCAATGGAGGTTTCGGATGGTCCCACCCCGCCCAGCGGTTCCCTTTCCCGCGGTTTCAACATGGATTGAGGAGTTTAATCCGCGGTCTTCCCCGCGGGAGTCTGGATTTCCAAAAATTAAAGCTTTCTCATTCGATGCTTTCCGCATTGGTCGGAATTCCGGGGCAGAATAGTCATAGAAATTTTTGGACATATTAAAAAGGTTTGAGGTGTTTTTCTCGTCATCCGCAATGACCATGGATTTGGTGAAAAAGTTCGTGGTGGTTTTATTGTAAATGTAAGCCTCACAATAAGTGGAAATGTGGCATTGTCTCGGCTTTAAAACGATGATTCTTACGGGTCTTTTGTCTGACTCTATTTTTTCCACTATCTCATGCATTGCTTTTTGGTAGATGGTAAAGACAAGAGGGATTAGCTGACCTTCCTTATTAATAATTTTATAATCGAAGGCCATTTCTTTGAGCGAGAAAGGGTTATCAATCAAACATTATCCCCTAACTTAATGTTATCCCCTTCCCTTTCCTTCTTAACTCTCCTCAAAGCATCTTCCATTTTCTCGATTGTGGTTTTGTTTTCAGTTTTGATGGGGCCCCCGTCCTTCCCAGTATGCTCAATTTGATCCTTGAGAAGTTTAAGATGCTTGGCCAGGATTTCCAAGGCCTTTGTTTTGTCCGATACCTTTATTTTGTCGGTCCAGGTAATTTCCTTTTCAACCCTTACCTCATCCCCGTCTTCATCAAGTTCCCAATTGTTCCCCAAGTCGGAAAAGGCAACCTTCCCCAATTCCCTTAAAACCCGATCTGCATTGATTTCTAAGCGGGTATTTTGGCCCTTAAGAAGCTTTTGAATGAAGGCCCGCAGGTTAGGCCGAGTTAGGAGGTCGGAGGCCTGGAATTTGGCAGTATGCTCGCTATACCCTGCCCTAATCGCCGCTTGTTTCCCGGAATAATCCACGATGTATTCTTTGCAGAATAATTTTTGTTGGTCGGTCAACTTAGACCCTTTTTCTTTTGCCATAATTTGAGTTTAACTGATTTTTGGGGAAATTACCAAAGAAGCCCTTGGGGTTTAATCATCCTTAAAAAATCTTTTCGGTAATTATGGGGCCGGATCTTAACAAAGGCGTT